CTTATCGTATGCGATCGCATCCTCAGCCATTTCGCTTCTCCAGTATCTCCAGTGCAGTCAGTATATCTTCTGCGCTTTGCCATTCGCTCATTCCGATGCCTGTCGCTATTGACAGTTCAACGAGTAAGCGACCTATGCTTCCGCGCTTATGGCTTTTGGGTCGGACTCTCCGACGCTTATGTCAGCGATCGTCTCTGACCAAGCTTCGTAGGGCTTGACAGGCTTTCCACCAGCTTCACGCTTCATCGCGTTGAATGCCAAGAACATGAGATCGGAAATTCCCACTTTATCTTGAGCCTGTTGAATTGTGTTGCCCGTCTTTTGTTCCCATTTTGCCCACTCTGGCGGCTGTGCTGTATAGGTTGCAATTTCGCCATTCGTGTATTCGATTTGGATTGCTAGTTTCATGCTCCCGATCTCCTTACTAGGTTAGTGCTGGGGTTGTCACGCAAGTGAATGAAAGTGAGACAGTTTGTGCATCAGGTGCAGTACCACCTGCCGTTGGAAAGATTGGCTGAACGTTGAATGTAAAGACTGCGCCAGAATGTGCAGTGAATGAGACTGCCAGTGGTGTATTTGGTGCAGATGCCGCCGCGTCCCATAGAGTCTCGCAAAGTCCTGCTGGAGATACGCCCCAATCAGCTAACATCTCGACATCGAATGTGCCTTGAGTGTCAGTGGTGTAATACGCCTTCCCATCGAGTGTCTGATATGTGTTGATCGTTGAATCTAGTGTGAGCGTTGCTGAAGTGGCCTGAGCATCGAAATTGTCACCATCAACGGTGAAAGTGATGTCGCGACCAGTGATGATTGTTGTTGCCATTTCGATCCCCTGTTCCTTTAGTCTGTGTAATAAGTTGAGACAGATAATTCCGCAATAAGGAATTTACCTGTTCCGACTTCAAGTGGTGTCGGCTGATTAACGTCGCCGACGACGTAACCCGATGGCATTGCCCCGAGAATACTGATCATTAGTTGTTCGAGATTATCCAACGCCCCTGCATTGTTGTTATATGCAACGACGCCAGCGACCGTGAGATTGATCTTGACTTTCGTCGTTGCTCCATTGATAAGAGTAGATTCAAGATATGGAGAATCTGGAATCAGACAGACCGCTGGAGCGATGAGAGCTTCTGGGATTCCGTTATAGACGGAAGCAACGACTCCACCGAGAGCAGTTGCCAACGGTGTTCGGATTTCCGATTCGATTGTCATTGGCACATTGTTTCTACGTCCAGATATGCCCCGAGAAGTCCGATGACACGATTCTGAAGACTGCGACCTAGGACGAATGGTGACGGATTGAATGTGTCACTCATTGTCATATTTCCGGGAGTCGTAACGGATTGAAATATCTCAACACTCACGACGAGCAGTGCTGATTTAATTGGTGCGACCCCAGCATAGAGTTCGGCGGCACTATACCCCGAAAGTGTTGCCGTTCCTGCTGGGATCAACGGTGTGAGGACTGTGTCTGGGACTGCATAGTCTGCCGTAAAGACGTACGGATTAAGATTCGTCGATGTGACGGTGACTGTTCCAGTGAGTCCACCGCCAGCCGTGTCGACTGTCTGACCGAGGACGAAATAGTTCGGACGTTGAGTGTAAAAGTAGATCACGCCGTCGCGAACCTGCGCTGACACTATTGCGCTTTGATAGGCAGTGAGCATCGGCAAGATTGTGAGTTCAGCCGAATCAATTATCTGCTCCAGATATTCGTCAGAGTAGAGGGAATCAGAGACGCCAAGTACCGTTCTCAGCTCTTCAGCCGTGATGATATTTGGCATCTCTGTCCCTTTCGTCTGCTCGGCTGACTCGGGAGCGAATCAGCCGATGATTGAATTGTTGAAATTAGTCTTTATTGAACGAATATGCGCCAGCGCCAATCTTTGTCGCTGTTGCTCCGTAACCGTAAAGAAGAATTCCGATGCTTCCATCTTCGATGTAATTCGTGCGAAGTTCTAAGCGTGGAGACTCATACCATGTATAAGCATCGCGATTGATAACATACATTGAATCATCACCTGTACCTGATAGCGCAGTGTCGACCCAGAGATCGATTCCATTGACTGATCCACGAAGTGATCGAGGCTGAGCATTTCCAGCGGCATTTTGTGGCTGAAGTGCGTTGTAGATTGGTCGTCCATCAACATTGAAGCTCATGATGCGTCCCCACATTGCTGGAGAGACGACGATTGCATCAGCGAATTTGAAAGTGTTTGCATAGACTGAGACTGCTCCAGCCGATACCCAAGCGAGCAATTCTGCCGCTGTGATGTCTGTGCCATAGCCAGTTGCAGTCTTTGTTGCACTAGCAATGATTTCTGATGAATTGTACGCATTGGTAGCGCGAGCATATTGCGAAGAAAGATTTGCAATTAACTCTGAGAAGAATAATGGATCAGAGCGATCAGCGAGTTCCACTGACATGACCTGATTTCCCTTGAAGGATTTGACGTCCACGTTGATGAAGGCTGATTCCATGATGACGGGTGTGACTGCGTCTAATTCATCCACGACTGCCACTGATGGAAGCTGAGTGATCTTCGGAATTTGAAAGACAAGGCCAGCGTCAGGAAGAACGCCGTTGGAAATTGAATCGATTGAAGCGCGAACGTTATCTGCCAAGCCGTTCACTACTTCGCGAAGCTGACGTGTTGGGATAAGTCCCGGATTGTCTGTCGATGAAGTTGCGGCGGCAATGTATGCGCGTGACTCTTCTGATCCACGCATTGCGGCGACTTTGTGCATCAAGAATGTCTCGGGTGAGACGACTGGATTGCGAGTCGCGATGAAATTGACAGGCTTTGTAGCTGATGCCTGAACTGACTGTGTAGCTTCTACCGTCTCGACGGCAGTTTCTGTGACGGTGTTGTCCACTTCGTCTCCTTCTGTTGGTGTTGGTAATTCCGCTTCATCGGTCGATGATTCGGAAATCTCTTCTTCGGTCGCCGCGACATTTGAGACGCGAGCTGAATCGAATGCTGGATTTGTCGTGAGCGCAACGCCTACGAGATCAGCGGCATTGACGACCATTGTTCCGTCAGCATTGTGACCGAAATCTGTTGCATTGGCTTCGACACTAAATCCATCGCGAACGCCGTGCATTGCTTCAACGAGTGCGTCATTGCCAGCAGTTGTCGGAAGGATTTTGAACGTCGCATCGATTGATTTGCCATCGGCTGAAAGTGTCATGTCGAGACTCTTTCCGATGGGACGCGATGGATCGTGTTCGAGGTTAAGAGTCACACTCGACGGATTGAGTGAGCCTTGCTTGAACATGACTTTCCCAGTCGATGCGTTGGCTGGTGTATCGAATGCCACGATCTGTCCCGTGATTGTTCGAGCTTCCGAATCTGCCGCCGTAATTGTGAACGGTGTCGTTACTTTCATTTAATCATCTCCTCAGCGTTGCGGATTTCTTCCACCGTGATCGCTGGATTGCCCTGCGCGTCCACGATTGAATTGAGTGTCTTATAGATGTTGGCACGTTCTAAATCTGATCCGCGTAAGTAATCGGAGAGGTCGTATCGAACGGATTGTGATTGTGGAACGAAGTCTGGCATTGAAAGTCTCTCGGAAATCGAAGTCATCAGCGGAATCAGCGAGAAGTCCAGCAGATTTTGACGCTGGGCGTTAGCGTTGGAGTACGTCATCGATGAACCAGTTTCAGCATCTACATAGAACGCAGGGATTCCGATTGCCCGTGCTAATTCGGTGGCGATGTACGAACGAGCTGAAGATAATTGAAGCTTCTCGGGATCGAATCCGACTGTCTGAAGTTCGACGTCGGCGTTGAGGAATGCAGTGCCACGATTGCGACGTGCAGTTCCCCATGATTCGAGAAGTTTCGCAATACGATCGGCAGGAAGTGCCGTGCCGTTAGATTTTAAGACCATCGATGGAACGGGTTCACGCGCATACATAGCCGCCGCACGTTCGAGTTCCGCACCTGTTCTTATAGTGCGACCAGCTCGATTGAGCAATCCTTCATCATTTCCGCTGAATACGACTAAACTTCCCAGACCATAATTCGGGACGGGTGAACCATCGACCATATAGTATTCAATTTCTGAAGCAACTGAATTCGTTTGAATTGTTACGCGAGAAGGCATGATTCGCTCAACACTGCGAACGCGTTGCGAATCGAGAAATAATTCTGTGATTCTCCAGTATGCGTACCCATAGAATAACAAGTCTTCGCACGTCCAGACATAGGTCGCACTTCCGGGAACGCGTGGATCAGGCGTACGGATCACGCGAGGAATTGCGCCTTCAATTTCCATGCCAGTGGCGCGATCTATTACTTCCAGACTGATTGAAGCGATACTGGACGCGATGATTCCTCTAGCGCGAGCGATCGTCGGGACGCTCATCGCTTCTTCACGCGTTGCAGTGTGTCCGAGTCCGAAATAAGAAGCTCCAGTGAGTGAATCAATCGATGTCACTGGAGCGATAGCGGCGGCGACGTCATAGGTCGGTGAAGGTTGAACCGTCTCGACTTTACGCGTTGCGAAGATGTCTCGAATTGCCATGCGTAAATCTTCCCAGCCTTATAGCACTATCCCACCATGATGTCAGTTTCCGTCTCTGGGCGTGTCGCGAAGTGTGTCACGAGGCTGACGGCCACTGCCGCGCAGACTGCCGCTTGAGACGCGCGTCTTCCTATAACCCACCCGCCATCGCCGCGACGAAGTTGAACGGCTGAAAGCATTTGAGTCGTCAATTCGGATTGCTTACCCGAATGCTTCAATCGTCCCGAGTTGATTGCACCTAGCATCTCATCGCACGCTTGAGGATAGTCCGAGTCCATGTCGAAGACTGGAATTCCAGCAGGGATCAATCGTGAAGCTACCGCGCCGCTAGTTCGCTTGGAGTAGAGCAAGTATTCAATGGGATACTTTCGACAATACGGAGCGACATCGTTTGCGATAGCTTTGTCATCTAGCTGAAGAGGATTCGTCCACGTGTGAAGAAGCTTCACGACGAATTCTTCATCGGCTAATTTCTGAGCGCCGACTAACGCTCCATGTTTTCGATCGGGTGAGAGATCGAGTCCGAGCCATGTCAGCTTCTCGGGATCAAGATTGACATCTGGATCAATGCAGTTCTCCCATTCAGCCGCACCCACGCAGGACGAAATCGTCTGCACCCAGCGGCATAGGACCTCAGTCATCACGACATCGGGTGGATCATTGAGTACCGCTTTGATGTTATCGATGTGAATCGTGTAACCAAGTGCAGGATTGGCGGCTTGCCAGTTCTTCGGATCGGCAATGATGTCATTCGGTGCTGACCATTCGAAGTATCCGATGTCATCTGCCGCCCCAGCCATCGCCGCGAGTCCTCTCTCACGGAATTGATTCAGAACGATGGAGTGAGCGTCCCCGGCGTTGCTGAACGCATTGACCTGCGGATTCTTAGCCGCCATCAGCGTATATCGAAGCGATGCGAAAGACTCTAGATCGTGCATCTCACGAAGCTCATCGAGGTGGACGGATTCAGGCTTACTCAATCCACGAGCCGCCGCACCGCCAGCCTTAATGACGAAGCGTGTCCCGTGCAATGTCTCGATCTCTTCATTGCCGTGTTGCCACCTGATGCGCTTGATTGTCTTAGCAAGATCATCATGGCTTTCGATAATGCTCACGAGCTGACGAAATTGTTCCAACGATGT